GTTCTAAACAAGAGGATATAATACTTGATTCTTTTTTAGGGTCAGGAAGTACACTTATAGCTTGTGAAAAACTCAATAGATTGTGTTATGGTATAGAACTAGACCCTAAATATTGTGATGTAATAGTTAAAAGGTGGGAGAACTTTACAGGCAAAAAAGCGGAGTTAGAAAATGGACAAAATTAAGGCAAATATGACAAAAAATAGAAAAGGTGCTGGAAGACCTAAAATAATTGTAGATATAGAAATATTAAAAAATTTAGCATCTATTGGTTGCCCTGATTATGAGATAGCAAGTGTTTTAAATGTATCTGCTAGAACTTTAAAAAGAAATTATGCCGAAATTATCGACCAATACAAAGAAAAAGGTAAAGCTAGTTTAAGAAAAAAGATGTGGGATAAAGCAGTTAAAAAAGACAATACTAATATGCAAATATTTTTAAGTAAAAACTACTTAGGAATGTCCGATAAAGTACAACAAACTAATGTTACCGAGCCTTTACCATTAATCATAGAAGCACAAGCAGAAGAAGTTAAAGATTTGAATGGCAAAGAAAAAAGGTAATGTTTATGGACAAGTAATTGTCTATGAAAAAAAGTTTAATGGAACAAGCATTGGTAGACGACCTAAAACTTCATCAATGAATAAAAATCGCAGACGACAACTTGGTAAAAAACCATTTTACAGAGGTCAAGGTCGTGGATAATATATTTATAATTATTTTTAGCGGTTTAGGGTTTATTGTTTTACTATCAATTTATATGTTATTTACTATATGAAGCGATCTAACTTTTATTCCAATGGAGAGTTTATACCTTATCAAATGCCACAGGATTTTAGACCATCATCTGGTAGAGGTAGCTGTGGTAACTGCGGACTCTATTCTAATAGAAACGCATTTTGCGGACTCTATCGTACCAGAGGAGTCAAAGATACTTATGTTTGTAATAAATGGCGAAAACGACACTTC